TCATCAAGTAATCGTTCTATATCATGCTGTGCCCTCTTTATATTCACGGTATTTGACATCATTGACTCCATTTTTTCTTGCATACCCTCAACTTGAGAACTCATAAATTCTATTAATAAATCCTGTTGAGCATCTGCAGGTAATGCCCCTAATTCACCTCTTGGCCATTTGATTCTAAATTCAGTATTCTTGACGAGGTCGGCTTCCATAAGCGTGTTTCTCGTCTCAACATTGTTAAGCCTTTCTTGGATTCCGAAAAAGGCGTAGACTCCAATCCCGACAGCGGCGAGAATCGATAAAAGATTACGCATAGGCATAGAAATAGCAGTTTTATCAGATACATCGACTCTATCTTCAGCCATTATTCACCATCATAGTCTTCGTGCATTGGACATGGAATAGGCTCTAGATTATCCTGCATTTCTTCAGATGGAGTTCTCTCTTTTTTCTGTCTAATAGATTCTTTCATTGACATATCAAGTAACTCCTTTTCCTCCATCATTTTGTCATAAAAATCTTTTTTGCCATTAGTCATTAGTTTGCCAATGGATTATTTGCTTTCGTTTTAATCTCTTCTATTAAAATATCTTGCAATTCATTTTCCTTTGATACAATTGCTGTCTGTTTGCTTAACTCTTCAATATCTTCTTCTAACTCCCAAGCATATTCTTCTAATTTTGTAAGAGATTCAAGAAGAGGTTTTAAATTAGCAGGTTTAGGTAACCCGGCAACTTTTTCTCTTACTTCTTGAATAGATGAAAGAAGACCAGATAAATCTTGTGGTTTAATTTTTGATTCAACTTTATTATCGCCTGCTTCTATTCTATCTATAAGTTCTACTTCTAAATTAGAAATTTTTTCTTCAATAGGCGATAAATCAACAGTCTGATTAATAACAGATTTTCTTTTATCTAATTCTATAATTTTAGCTGTCAGTTTCCCGTATTGTACAAAACCTGCACCAATTGCTCCTATGACTCCTAATAGTGCCGCTACTGAACTTAATTTAGTTACCATATTATTCATTGTTTTAAAGCCTCCAATTCAGCTAATAATTGTCTTTTCTTTATATTAATTCTTTGTATATTTTTATTGTGTACTTCTACAGGGTCGTTACTTACATAACTATTGAGACTTATAGTTGTGTAAATATCTTTTGAATAAACGCCTAAATCTATTTGATTAAATAAATCTAAGTTAGTGTCTGTATAAATATCTTTTGATTTATAAAAATCAGTTTTGAGATAAGCGTTTAATGTATTATTATTAAAAAATAAATCCTCTTTTGATAAGTTTTCTGTATTCTGTTTTGTTACTTGTGCTATTTGTTTTGCTACTTTCTTTAAATTTTGTTTTAATTTGTTTTCTATTTTGGCAACAGATGTAGAAATAGATTTGTCGGTGTCAATATCTCCTTCCGATTGTATTTCTTCTTGCTCTCCACTATCTTCTGTTGATACTTCGGATTCGTCAGTTGTTTCGCTACTGGATTCTGTTTCTTCCTCTGTCTTGGTTTCGGTTTGTTCATTACTTGCCACTTCCTTTTCTTCTTCTATCGGCTCTGCATCATTAGGCTCTTCCATTGCCTCTTCTTCATCTTCAATAATCTCTGGTACGCTTTCTTCGTTTGTTGCGATTTCTTCCACAGGTTCTTCAAACTCATCAAAAGATTCCTCAGTAAATTCGTCATCGAATTCCTCCTCGGTTATCTCTTCAAAAAACTCTTCGGCTGTCATGCCTTCTTCTTCTAGAAACTGTTCAAACTCCTCTTCCATTCCAGTTTCTTCTATAAAACTTGTAAAATCTTCTTCAAACTCCTCTGTAAAAATTTCCTCCGTCATCATTGGAGGTTCTTCCATATAAGTATTCTCAAAAAATACCTCTTCCATAGTAGGCATTTCTTCAAAATCTATTTCTTCAAAGGTATCTTCAAATATTGGAGTCTGTTCAAAGTCTGTTACATCAAACTCTTCCATTTCAAAGTCTTCAAAGTACACATCCTCTTCCATTGTGTACTCTTCTTCAAAATAAAAATCTTCTTCCCAAGTATACTCATCTTCTTCTAAAATATAAGTATCTTCAAAAACTATTTCATCATTATACCAATCAAAATTTTCTGGTATATCATCTATTATATCTACAATATCTTCATCAATATCATCTATAACATCTTGTGTTGTATCATCTATAGGATTAATATAAGTATAAGATACTTTTAATTCCACATTATCTATATCTGGCCCTGCATGACCACTAGAATTAGCAGAATCATCTATATCTACAGAAACTTTTATGTCATAATCAGTAGATGTATTTGTACCTATTGTTACTGTGTCTGTATAGGTTTGGTAGTTATTATGACTATCTGTAACTATTCTTGTTTGTGTTGTTGTATTATTGGAACTATCTGTAAGTTCCTGTTTCATAGTAACAGAATCTTGACCATGCCAAAACCATATGTCATTTGACATTGTACTTGTGAAGCCATTTTTAATTTCGGCTTCTGTCATGTTTGTATCTTCTGACAGTGTTACAGTTTGATTAACACCACCTTCATCTACACCGGCTAAAGAGCCACTTACTCCACATCCAGAATTACTATTATCTACAGCACTTCCAGTACACTCATTTCCCATACCTACATGATGTTGCTGTGTTGCACCATGGTTAGTCCAATTAGTTGTACCTCCAGTAAATCCAGAATTATTTAATAGGTTGCCTGTAACTATTGTTTCACCAAAAAGTTTTGGCGATATCAACAATATAAATAAAGCTATATAAAATATTATACCTTTTACCATCCTATCCTAATACCTAAATTATGATTATGTTCTATTAAAGGTATTTGCGGTAAAAATGTCACGGTCAGCCAAGTAATTCTAAATTTTTCTGGTAACCATTTAGTTACTTCATAATGTAATACCCCTCTTGCCATAAAATATAATAAAACTTCATGTTGTTGAGGGTGTTTTCCTAATATAGGATTAGTCTCATAATACAAATCATCATGCTGAACTATTTCTAGTGTCTGCATCATATCAATAAAGTTAACAGTTTGAAAAGCAAGTTCCCCTACTTTTTCTGGTTTCGTTAATTCCTTACCTGCTATGGATGTTGACAGGAACAGTATCAATAATAATAATATTAACTTTTTCATCTACTTCCTCCTGTTGTTTTAATGCTTTAAGTTCAGCAATTCTTCTAGCTTCTTCTTCTCTTATAATAGCTTCATCTATTTTAGCCTGTTCTATAGTTTTTAATTCTTCATCTATCTGAGAACGAGTTTCTAACTTAGATACATAAGACTTATAATCTGGTCTTTCTACATCATATTTATTCCACTGCTCTATAGCCGCATTACCAATCTTACCTTCAAATGGACAAGGGGTTCCTGCCATAAGCATAGCTTCAAATACTCTTTCATCTTGACAGAGTATACTCACAGCCGCAACCTTCATGCCGTAGTCAAATAATACCTTAGATAATTTTATTCTTTCACAGTTTAAATCTCTAACATGCTTACCTATTGAGGCTCCAAAACCTAAGGTAGATACACCACCGCTTATACCCATGCTACAAACATCTTGTGACATAGCTGAATAGGATGGAGAATTAGCTGAATTTACAGGTATGGAACTCCCATTAGAAGTGGTCGTGTTTGACGTTGTTGATGTTGTCGTGTTGGTTTGCCCATCATTATTATTCGTTGTAGTAGCCGTATAGCCACCAGTAATTTGTGTGTTACTTCCCGAAGTATTTGTTTGGTCATTATCATCATTTGTTGAATCTCCCCATGCAGGTAGTGAGCCTACAATTAATATAAAAGTTAATAAAAATATTAATAACATATTGCCTTTTAGTATTTTCTTCATTTATTTTTATTCCATTTTTCTTTAGCTTTAAGTGTCCATCTCTCAAACGCCTCTTTATCTATATTCTTTTTAATCATTGTAGCTCCTGTTGGTATTTCATTATAAAGGGCAATTACTTCACCATCTTTAATTTCAACAATACCGGGGCCACAAAAAGCATCCTTATCATAACCTGTGTTCTTTTTCTTGAGTAGTCTTACTTCCTTCATGCAAGAGGATAACGACTGCATAGGAATATACTGTGTCATTTGAGTTTCTTGGTCATTCATGTTACCAAATACAAACATTAATATAACGCTAATTATTTCCATTTGATTCCCTCAATTTATCCTTTAGCTTCTCCACGTCATCAAGTAATCGTTCTATATCATGCTGTGCCCTCTTTATATTCACGGTATTTGACATCATTGACTCCATTTTTTCTTGCATACCCTCAACTTGAGAA